TGTCACAGCTGTTTTTAGTTTACTTCCAGGGTTTGCTCTTCTATAGGCAGCGACACCCTTCTTAGTCATGCCTGCTCCAGATTTTGTAGATCTGTAGTTCTTTTTAGTTCTAGGAATGGGAGTACCTTTTGCAAAGTCTTTTCTCATTAATCTAACATTCCTTTATAATATTTTGAATACGATGGGTTATTTAATTTCTTACCTGCATATGTAGAATTAATTGCTGGTCCAATGTAACCACCTTCACTAGCAAATGTTCTAACGTTTGTAGGTTTTCCGCCTGGATTACCGGCTGCTCTTTTTCGTTTGACAGCAGATGCCTTTTGACCTTTTGTCATCCGTGTGGCTTTTGCAAGTGGTACGCATTTCGGATATTTTCTTTTGCTCCCCTTCGATCTTCCGCAAGGTTGATACTTGCCGTCCTTCTTCGGTGCTCCAATGTCGACCCATTTGTCTTTCACCCATTTTCTTAGTCCACCTTCTGAGTAGTACCTACGCATTTCTTTTTCTTCTAGCTAGACCTGCTTTTATAGGGCCACCATTAGCTGCTTTTTTTCTGCCGCCTGGTTTTATTTTACCAGAGCATACACCTGATGCGTACATATTAGCATATGCGCTTGGGTACACCTTAAATTTTCTTTTCGCCGCTGCTTTACCTTTTGGACAGAGTTTTGCCATTATGCTTTTCCACCTTTTTTAGCAACGATTCTATTTTTATCGTAACCAAATTTTTTTGCTAGCTCAGGTTTCTTTTGGACTAACTTATGTAAGCCCTTATTTTTACTTTTGCTAATTGGTTTACCGGAACCATCACCAAATTTTTTTCTAGTTTGTGTGTTGTATCTTCTATTTGCCATTTTTTCCTCCTCTAAATATTTGTGTACCCTTTATACCAAAAATTGAAGCAACTACAAGTATCCATAAATTCGTAAACCATTTTGGAAGTTCTTGAAAATACTCGAAGAATAGCTTTACCTTCTCCATCGCCATCGGATCGTCCGACATTACTGCCCACATTAACACAATGATAGGGGCTGAGATTATAACGAGCACAAATTCGTCCTTATAATCGTTTTGTCTCGCTTCAAGTAGTTTGCCTTGGTAAGCTTCCTCACCTCGGGCCATCTTTTCAGCATGCATTAGTTGTGCATCAGACATAGCCATCTTAGTCTTTTGACGGTTAGCGTAAATTTTTCCGCCAGCCTGTAATGCAATCTTTGCTAGACTAAACCAAGCCATATTAGTACCACTTAGCTGTTCTTTTTTTCTCTTTTAAAATTTTTCCTTGACCTTGAACTTCTGCATCTTGTGTTTCAAACGGATCAGTTGTTTCGATCTCTATTCCACCTTCAACATAACCATCTTTGTTCGTAAACATTTCTTGGTTAAGGTCTTTTTTGTTTTTTTCTGCCATATTAGCTCCTTTGTTAATTACTTTACTCTTTTTTTAAAATTTTGTCGACAATTTTAGTCGTTTCTTTTAATTATCACACCACCTTGGCCCATATCTTTAGCATTCGGTAATGTTTTTGACAAAATTGTTTTTTCAATCGATGTATTAGCTCTTAAATTTGCTAATTCTTCGTTCTGTTCTAGTTTTTCGTCTTGATTTTGTTGATTCATCATTGCTCTCATCTTATCAAGATTAATTCTGTCTTCACCTTCCTTCTCTTTTCTTGCATTTTCTTGTGCTTTAAGATCTAACTCTCTTGCTCTTAGCTTAGCAATAGGGTCATTGTCAAATTGTGAAGTAATTTTCTTCTCTTCAGTCATAAATTCTTCCATCATTTCAGCAACAAGTTGAGCTTTTCTTGCTTCAATCTTTTCACCCATCATTTTTGCTTGCATTTGTATTTGTGGGTTCTGAGCTGTTTGAGGATTTTTTTGAATAGCAGCTAGTTGTTGCAACTCATTAGGAAATTCAACTTCAACCTGCTCTTGTGCCATGATAGAAATGTGTTCAAATATATTTTTTTCTAATGAAGCCATAATTACTGGAGCATTTCTTGCCATATTAGTACCCATAAAACTTAAGTGAGCTCTAATATGTGCTCTGTGATCTTGCCCAGGAAATGCTTGGAACGGTTTCCCAGCGAGAGCATCAATGTGTTCTAGCGCTGGGTCCTTTGGTGTGTTCGGTGCTGGTCTTTTTAAAACCTGATCAATATCTTTTACACCCAATGCTTCATACATATGTCTATAAGCTTGATACAAATTATGTATTTGTGGATTGGACGTTGCCAGTTGCAGTTCCGTTTGAGCGAGGGAAATACGCTGCGTTTGAGAGAAAATGTTTGGATCTGCTACTGGCAAGATATCAACTCTGTCATCGAAGTCTTGCTGTTTAATAAAACGCTGACCACCAACGACATCGTATGGATATTCTGGAGGCAAGTATAATTTAAATACTCTTGCCAATAATTTAAATTCATTTTTGAGAGCTGCATAAATTCTTTTGTGGATAGCAGACATTGTTCTGCTTCCTCTTTCCAACAAAGCTACTGTCGTACCCACTGCCGCTTGTTGATTACCCTCACCTACTTGCAAGTCTGCTATTGAAGCGAATCTTTGACCTGCAGATACTACGACGCCCATAAGCTGTAACAAAGTTTGTGATGGTTCTTTAAAGGGAAGCATCATAAACGAATCTTTAATATTTCCTCCCGGTGCATCTACATCTCTAAATTCACCTGGTTGAATAGATTGTGCATCATCTCTAATTCTAATTCCTCTTTGTTTAAATCCTGCAGGTAAATTTGATAGTGTTCCTGCATCCAATAGTTGTCGTAAAGCAGATGTAGCAGTTCTTGATAAACCACCAATCATGTGTATTAAACCAAAACCATAAAAACCTAAACCTGGTAAAAATTTAAAATGAACAAAATATTGAATTTTGTTTTTCTTAGAATCACCTTCTTCATAGTTTCTTCTTATTGATAAAATTTCTCTTGAATTTTCTTCGATTGTTATAATGTAAGGAAGTTTAATTCCTGTTTGTTCTTCGTTTTCATCAATGTCTTCAAATCCTTCTAAGTCTAAATTAGTGTGACATTCTAAAATATTAAATACGTCTTCTTCCCTTCCTTTTGTTTCTCCTTGAAGTTCACGTTCTTTTCTTTCAATTTCACTTTCATTTAATGTACCAGGTTTTAAATCTATGTCTCTATAAAAACCAGCGACTTGTTGTTTTCTTAAATCATTATCAGAAATTCTTATTCTGTGAATGATTGATTCCGCATCGTCTAATGAGGTAGCTGTATACGGAACAATCAAATCATCTGCAGGAACGAATTTTGATACCGCTCGTTGTTCAACTTCATCATAATAAACTTTTTTAAAAGTTGATCCTGCTAATGGTAAGTGAAATAACATTGAATCAAATTCTGGTTCATATTCTTTCATCCTATCCATAAGTTGGTAGTTCATAAAATCTTTTACTCTTTGTGATTGTTGTTCTTTGTCTGGAGTTGCTAGTCCTAAAAGTTGTGTTCTAACTGGGCCATCAGCTGGTAATAATTCTTTGTAAGCTAAAGATTGAAACTGTGTTACAGCTTCTGCAAGAACAGGATGAGTTGCACCGCTTGCACCTTGAAAGGGCTCTGTTCGGTTATCATATTTAAATCCTAATAAATCTAAACCTTCTCTGTAAGATCTTTCCCAATCTTTTCTAGAATTTTTATAGTCTTGGTAATTTTGATAAAGAGATGAACCTAGTGTACCTAAAACATCATCAGGTAAAAACTCAGCTAAGTTAGCACCATGATCAGCAGAAAGACTTGTGTCTATTTGATTAGGATCAAAATTTATATCAACACTACCATCTTCGTTTTCAGAAATTTCTGTATCCCCAGGAGATACAACTGTTGTTTCTTCAACAACTTGTTCTATTTCATTTTCTTCAGGTGATACTATTTTTTCTACTTCGTTTGGAAGTGATTTGTCTATGTCTGCCATTTATTTTCTCCAGTTTTACAGGTTTAACAGTATTATAATCAATAAGCAACCCCTGAGGCTCAGGTCCTTTTTTAGGGGGTATTGTTTTGGTT